TCAAAGCGCTTGACAATCAAGCATACTCCGTTGTATAATGATATATTAGAGATGTCCACTAATCTTTATCTAAATTTTGAAAGAACGAAAGATGTAACAAACGGAGCAACTTATTATCATGCTGATTATGTAAACCCTGAGTGGTCTAAACTTAAAAAGGAGAAACAAATTGGCAGGCATATTTTCTACAAAAGCAAAGGTGACAAAATTGACAGAAACAAAGGAATTATCTATGAATAAAGATTTGATTACAATATGTGTATCAATAATTATTGTTGTTTGTACCGCAATCATTGGTGCATTCATCTATAATATCAATGACAGAAACAACATGGCGAAAAACATTGAAGCAGCGATTGCTAAAGGTGTTGACCCGCTATCTGTAAAGTGTGCATATGAAACGCACACAAACCCAACCTGCATTACATATGCAATGAAAAAGTAAACTAGGAGTATATTATGGCTATCCAGCAAGTGAGTGTCAATCAATTATCTAACCCAGCCGACCGAGATAAACTATTAAAAGTTAACCGTGAATGTTCTGATGCGATGGTTCGAGCATCAGCGGAGAAAGACTTTATCAAAGAAGCAACCGCTGATATCAGCAAACAATTACAGTTACCTAAGAAAATCGTTCAACGAATGGTTAAGGTTTACTGGAAACAAAATTACGATGAAGAAGTGGCAGTCCACGACCAATTTGAAACTTTATATGAAACGGTGGTGAAATAATGCCTAAATTTATCTTAACATGTGAGCACGATTATCCTACTGGCTCAAGAAACACATTAGAGTTTGAAGCTGACTTTTTACCAACTGTACTCGAACACTTTAGACAATTCTTAAAAGGTTGTACATTTGAGTTTGATGGTGAGTTGGAAATTGTTGATGTTGACTATAGCCAAAAACCATCAGAAGATGAGTGTGAAGAAGATTATTCTGATTCAGGTTCACAAGTATTCAATACCATGGCTGGTAATTTAATTCAACCAAAACAAGATGTGACAACTGAAGACTTTTGGGGTGAAACTCCATCTATCGGTGCATTCAACACAAGCAGTTCTAAATGCCCTGTGTGTGGTTTGCCAGAATCAATTATGAAGCGTAGCGTGTGCTTTGATAAAAACTGTGGACTTAAAAAATAATGCCAACAAGAGATGAAATGGTTAAATTCGCCAAAGCAATTGATGTTATTGTTGCTAGAACGGATTACAATTACATTGAAGCCATTCTGGAACATTGTAAAGAAACCGGTCTTGAACTTGAGATTGCAGCTACTCTAGTAAATGCTAATCTGAAATCTAAGATTGAGAATGATGCAATGGATAATAATATGTTGAAAGAAAAGGGTGCTAGACTTCCTATATGACTGGTTATGAAACCTTTGGTTTATATCAAGCACTTAAATTACACTTCACACAAGAATCATATGACTTCTTTAAGTACAATGGTAAAACTAATGTAAGTGTGACCACATTCGACAATAGAAAAGACAAGTATCATTTCCATAAACTTTCTCGTAGATTATCTCAAAAAGAAGATATGATTGATTTCATTGTTGCTAATCTTATTGAAGATGGAAATACTTGGGTCGGCTCTCTTTTGACAGAAGATGCTGAAGTGAATTATCGCAAGCACCAGAAGGTTATACAATCAATTTCTTATATTTTTGAAAATGAATGTAGGAATGTCTTTAGTGGACTTGATAATCCAAACGAAGTATTGAAGACAGAAGGTGACTATCCAATTCTACTTAAAAGTGGTCTAAGGAAAGAGATAAGCATTGAAACTGTTTGCCTATTAAATAATGTTCTCGATTTTGTACCGATGTGGTCTCGAAAGATTGCCGACACAATACATTGGCCTAATTACAGGATGAAATTGCTCAAGTATGCCGCATTTCTTCCTAAGGATGATGTAAAATATAAGTTATTATTAAAGAAAGTATTAGATACATGAAGGTAACTAAAATTTATTTGGACATGGATGGTGTTCTTTGCCATTTCCAAAAACGTTTCAATGAATTGTTTGGTGTACAATCATCCGAAGTTCGTAATCGTAAAAACTTTACAGAACATTGGCCATTGTTTGTTGCACAAGAAGAATTTGAAACGCTTGAGTGGTTCCCAGGCGCTCATGAGCTTTTGGAATTTGTAAACGCTTCTGGAATTGAGATTGAGATTCTTTCTTCATCAGGTGGTGAAAGATTCCATACTGAAGTTCAGAAACAAAAGAATGTGTGGTTGAAAAGTAAAGGTATTGAGTATCCTGTCAATATCGTTCCTGGTCGAAAGTTTAAATCAGACTATGCGACACCAACCACAATATTAATTGACGATACTGAGGATATTATTGTCAATTTCAACGCTGCTGGAGGTATTGGTATTCTTCACAAAGATATCAATGAAACTTTAGACAGACTCAGGACTCTGCTTAAATAATATACTAAATAATGGTACATTATGATATTGTGGATAAAACTTATACTACGTAATACAATTTATACAAGGAAAAATATATGACTTCATTTGCTAACCTCAAGCGTAACCGCAACTCATTCGAGAAACTCTCAAAAGCGGTAGAAGCAACCTCAACAGGTTCAGACGCAAACTCCAAAGATGACAATCGTTTCTGGCAACCAGAAGTAGATAAGGCAGGTAACGGCATGGCTGTTATTCGCTTCTTGCCTGCACCTGCTGTTGATGGTGATGATGCACTTCCATGGGTTCGCACATTCAGCCACGGATTTCAAGGTCCAGGCGGATGGTTTATTGATAACTGCTTGACAACTCTTAATGAGAAGTGTCCAGTTTGTGAACACAATAACACATTGTGGAATTCAGGAATTGAAGCTAACAAAGATGTTGCTCGCAAACAAAAGCGTAAACTATCTTATGTTGCTAACATTTTGGTTGTGTCAGACCCTAGCAACCCTTCTAACGAAGGCCAAATCAAACTGTTTAAGTTTGGTAAGAAAATCTTTGACAAGATTACAGAAGCAATGAATCCAGATTTTGCTGATGAAACACCAGTTAACCCATTTGATATGTGGGAAGGTGCTAACTTCAAGTTGAAGATTCGTAATGTTGAAGGCTATCGCAATTATGACAAATCAGAATTTGCTGATGTGTCTGCTTTGTTCGATGGTAATGATGAGAAACTTGAAGAACTGTGGAAGAAAGAATTCTCTTTGAAGGATTTCACAGAACGTAAAAACTTCAAACCTTATGACCAATTGAAAGGTCGTTTGGACAAGGTTCTCGGTTTTAGTGGTGCACCTATCGCTAAGACTAAGGCTGAAGATACAGTTGCATCATTCAAAGAAGATGTTTCTGTTTTGGATAAACCTATTCAATCCGATGATGATGATTTGGATTATTTCAAGTCACTCGCTGAATCAGATTAAACAAATCCCATGCAAGTGTGCAACCCCGCTTCGGCGGGGTTTTTTATGCGATTCTACCAAACAACATATTGAACGCATCGTCAAATGCTGATGGTATATTTGGTGTGCCTTGAGAACCTTGGCCACCACCAGTTTTATTATTGTTGGTGGTATTATTGTTTATGACAGTTGTTCCTCCGGCTTGACCAGCACTTGCTACTTGTACTGAAGCGGTTGTTAACGTTGGTCCTGTAGATGGAGCAGTTGCAGTTAATGTCCCTAGTGTTGGCATTCCTGTTGAAGTTGATGGAGATGTTCCTAAAGCGGCATATATTTTATTTTTATAACCTGTATTTTTTTCTCCGCCTAGTCCCATATTTGTATCCACATCACTAAACTTATTTCCAGTTACCCATTGATTTATGGCTTGTTCTAATGGTAAATTACCATATTTTTCCCCAGACAATAAAGCTCTTTGTGCTTCCACACCGTCTTGTAAAGTTGGAAAACTAGAAAACAATCCTTTGACTGTACCCACTCCTCGGCCAGTTGTGTCTAATTCAGCACCATATTTTCTTTGCCAAGGAGCATATAACATTGCGCCAGGATTATTTAAATCATAAGTTAAAGAACCAGGCTTAAATCCTTCGGCTTCTCTCTGCTTCTGCATGAATATATCTTGTTGTTCTCTTGTTAACTCATTAAATGTGGTTTTTGAAGGATCTATACCACCTGCCATTGCAGTCATGGGTGTTGGTGTTGTTGAAGGTGTAGCTGGAGTTGAATTAGATGGCTTTGGTGAATTAGATAATCTTCTAGATTCAGCTGCATCCATACTTCCATCATTTTGGCTAGTTAAAGCTGTTTCTCTTTGTTTTTTTAATTTACCAAATCTTTCTGCAATATCTTCAACGCTAGCATTAGATTTACCTTCATTTGCTAATTGCGCAGCTGCTAAATTTCTCAACTGAGTATCATTCATTTGATTTGTTTTTGTTATTCCTTCAACACTAGTTACTGCTTCAATCTTATTAGTAATTGGATCATAACCACCTAACTGTTTTCTTGATTCTTGTTGAAAATTAGGACGATTTATTCTTTTAAGTTCAGCTTCTTCTTCTACACTTAAAGAACCAGTTTCTTTTTTCTTTTTAGCTAATTCCAAATATCTTTCTTTCTCCGAATCATAGTTGCCACGCATGTAATCTAAAATAGCTGCTGCTGAAGCTATACCTGCAATTGCTAAAAAGACTGGATTTGTTGCTACAAGGGTAGCAATTCTCACTATTCCCATAAGAGCTTCTTTAGCAATACCTAAGGATTTCATTAAGTTTTCAACTGTGAGAATATTTTTTAATCCACCAAGAATTAATTCACCCAAACCACTTAACGCACCGGTGATTGCTGAAACAATTGTTCCACCAAGTGTTAAAAGTGGTGCAAAAAGTGTTGATAAGAATCCTAAGATTCCAGTGTTCTTTTCTGGTTCTTTTGATGTTACTGGTGTTGGTGATACACCTTTCTGTTTACTGAATTGTGTCTCATAAGCAGCTTCATTCTCACTTGATTTTTTAAAATACATATCTGCTTTATTGGTCGATTCACCGCCTTGAAGTTTAACCAACTTGATGACATTTTGCCTCATCACATTCATATCTCTGGCCATATCTGGTAGAGACATTGAATTTTTTGCAGCCACCTTAGTATTGTTACCCACAATACGCATCTCACTTGATAAAATATCAATTTTAGATTCCATGTTTTGAGTTGAAATCTGTGGTGTTGGTGTAGATAATGCTGTTGAAGAATTTCCAGCAGTTGCAGAATATGTTTTGAAAAGAGAAGGTGCAATTGCAGCTGCTAAACCTTTTTGGTTGAACATCTGCCTTGGGTCAATTTTTTCAAGGGCTCTTTTACCCAAAGCCGACATTAAGCCGCCGCCTTTTTTCTTCTCTGATTTATAAATTTCTGCTAATCGTGACATTTATTTTGCCTTTTGTTGTTTCAATCTCTCTTTTTCTTCTTCTAAAAACTTCACTAACATATCAATATAAACTTGCCGTTCCCAAGGTAACATATTATCCAATTCTGTCAGACTATATTTGTGATGTTGCATTAACGCAAAATTAGTCTGATAGTAATTACCTAGGTTATCATAATTAAAATTTAGACGAAAAAATTTTGAATTCCTTCTACCTCGATTCTTTCCTCATATCCACACTTAGGACATTTAAAGTCCAAATCCTTTTTGATTTTAGGCATGGTTGAAAAGAAATTTTGAATCTTCTCTACATCATCTTGTTGCAAGTTCTCAATAAACTCCACAAGCTCTTCTTTTGGCGTATCTTTTGCATAATACATTTGGTTCTCATCGTAAATGTAATCAATACAATTTACAATAATATCAATTGTCTTTTCTATATTGTTCTCAATCATTTCATCTGCAAAAGCAGTTTCAAAACTAGGATACTTCATAACAATTCCTAATTTTGGTGAAATAACAATCTTGGTGGAATGTTCTTTATCAACTGTAGGCTGAATCTCCAACAATTTCAAATCAAACTTAACTAAACCACCACATGTCTTTTCTTCACCATCATCTTTTTTGACAATGTTGTTACAGTTGTATTTGAGGTTAACTACTTCACCTACAGACCTAGCTCGAAGTTGCATGAACAGGTGTTCAAGGTCAAATGTTGGTAATGTTTCAACATCCACATCTGATAAAATACAATTATTCAAAACTTGTTTAACGACGCCAACAATTTCTTTAACATCATTTGATTCTGATGCCATCATAAAAAGTTTTTGTTCTTTAACTAAGAACGGTCTAAATTTAACCGTTTTTCCCGTTGAAACCAATTTAGTTTCATATACGGGCACATCAATTTTTGGTAAAGCCATATTATATCCTCACATTTAAAATATTAATCTACTAACTGGTGTAATCAGTTTCTCACTAATAGAGTTGCCAGCTTTGTCGAAGAATCTGGATGCTTTGTCTCCAAATAGTTGAGCTGCTGCGGCAGCTATGTCATATTGTCCTTGATAGACAACACGATATTTTTGATAAGCAAATTGGACAGATAGGCGATGAAAACCTTCTTCTGACCACGACAATGGTTGAGCCGCTATTGAAATTGGATAAGAATCAATCATTTCAATTGCATAAATTTGTTTGATAAAGTCATCATACTGAATGACCTTAATGTTGGTCATGTAACCCCCACTGCTATTGCCTTTTGGAAAACGCAAGTTGTTTGTATCAGTAGGCATGATTGAATCTAGCCAACGGTCAAATAACTTACGTTCATAGAATTCGTTTGTACACACAAAATTAAGTGTGGTTTGTTGATACTGTGTTTGATATGGAACTTTAAAAGTTGGTCCATAAATCTTAACATCGGTTGTTATCAATTCTCTACCTGGCAACTCAGCACTCTCACATTGTAAAGCTAGATATCTGGATATAGCTGCATTGCTAGTTTTAGATTGACCAGATACTTGTTCGTTACCTAAAATTTGATTAATAGCATCAGAAACATCTGATACGATTGTTGTGGGCAAACTAAAAAGTTTCTCAAGTGCTGATGTTTCAATAAAATCATTAACGTATTGTGGAATAGGAAGAATAACCTCGAAACGGTTGTTCTTTGCTAAACCATCTTTAGCTTTAATATTAGATAGAAATGATTGTGGTGTAAAAGCCATTAGAATTTTTTCCTTGAGTCGGCATAAACTTTACTTGTTGTAGCACCGACAAAACTTTCCATTGGTAATAATGCAGCTATATCCCATTCATCAGCTGTAATTTCCATAAATCTGGAACCAACATGTGAGAATAGATAACGTTTGATACATGGTTGTGCTTCAAATATTTTAGAAGCAGATGCCAATACTGCATAACTTAAACGCAATTTGGTGTTCTTATCAAAGTTTTTATTGGTCGCAAAACTACTCAATTTATCCAACAAAATCATCCGTTGCTTTGGGTGAATGTAATGTAAATTCAACCCTAAAAATCCGTCATTGTATTGTTCTATTGGTAATACCAAGGGGAACCGGTCGTAGTATGGCAACGAATCTTTTGTCTTGGGACTGTATGAATAGAAATACATTTTCCCAATTATGGTATTATCTCTTAGACGGGTTCTATCCTTTAGTAACGCCTGCCTTGTGGGATTCAATTCAGTTATTTTAGATTGAAGCCACGAGCGAGCTTGGTTTGTTCTTGGTGTCAAACCTTCTTTTGTCAACGATTGATTTATTCTGTCTAATAGATATGCCATCGGTTATTTATATTAAAGTCCAAGTTCTTTTTCAGTTAATATTTGGAACTGCCATCCATGTTCTTTACAGAACAGGTCAGCAGCTCGCCATTTCTCTTGGTTGATGGCATAGGTTGCGGCCTCTTGGATGAATCGTTTTGTCTTACGCTTCTGTATCGGCATCTTGGTTTGAGCGTTTGGTTTGACCTCAATCATCACAGTTTTTATTAGGCCATTTTTCACTTTGAGTTTTGCAACAAAATCTGGAAAATACTTGTGCATTCTATTATCCACGGGTGACTTGTATGGAATTGATAATTCTTCGGAAGCCCACCAAATCACATTGGGGTTGTCATCGAAATATTTCATAACCCTGAGTTCCCACGAAGAACGATAAATGATGTTTGATGCATCTCCGTTATATTTCGTTGGGTTCTTTGGTTTGAATATTCCTTTGTATGTTTTGTTTAAGGAAGTCATATAAATATATAGTAAATTCTATAGGACCACAAATGGCACTTTTCTCATTAACGGACATTTTATTCAAACCTAATGCTGTAAGAAATTTCAAATCTTTGGATTCTTACGCTACGGATAATAAAAGATACCCAATAGACCTCGGTTCAACCGATAAGGGACACTATATGATGTTCTTTATCAATGTCCAAAAACGAACACAATTTGCTGCTAATTACGACACTTCTGGTAAGATACCAACTGTTCTTTCTAATGCTCAAAGAAATAATAATAATACATTGACGGGTGCATTAAGTAATTTGGGTGAGAAAATTAAATCTATTGTACCATCGTCCATTTCAGGAATTTTAACTAATAGTGATAATGAGTATGTAAAATCTGCTGGTGACGCTATTGGTAAAGAAGTTAATGCTGGTCTTGGTAGATTGAAAGAAGGAAATCTTTTCCGTTCTATTACAAGAACAAAAGACACTATTGCTTTGTATATGCCGGATACTTTGAATTTCAATTATGCTCAACACTATTCTGATACATCTTTAACTGAGGCTTTTGGAAAACCAGGCGCTATTGCTCAAGGTGCAGCCGCTGGACTAGATGCTTATAATGAATACAAAGCAACAGGTAATATTAATTTACAGAACATGTCTCCTTTTGCCATTGCAGCACTTACATCAAAATTTGGTGGTTCTCAAGGACCTTTGTTTACTGCATTGACTTCTGCAACTGGTGGTGTTATTGCACAAAATCCACAATTAGAATTGATTTACAGTAAACCACAATTTAGACAGTTTAGATTTTCATTTATGTTTTATCCTAGAAGTGAAAGAGAAGCTAAAGAAGTTATTGATATCATTGAGATGTTTAAATATCACCAAGCGCCAGAATTATTAAATGGTACTTATGGTAGATTCTTGGTTCCACCATCCGAATTTGATATTCAGTTTATGTATAATGGCCAAGAGAATGAAAACATTCCAAAAGTCTCAACATGCGTTCTGACAAATGTTGATATTAATTATGCACCAACAGGCACATTTGCTGCCTACGAAACGGCCGATTCCAATTCACCAACAAAAGGTGGAACAGGTATGCCAGTTGGTATTGGTTTAGACTTATCCTTTACTGAGACAGAAATTATTACTAAAAATTCTTATAATCCGTACAGACGAGTAAATGAATCACAAATTGATGTTTCTGGTTCTGGTGGATCTATAGGAGGCGCTTAATATGGCAAAATACTTTAAACACTTTCCAAAAGTTTATTATTCTCCAAATTCCGAAATGGAATCTTTGGATGTTTTGACTAATATCACCACAAGATTTTCATTTGAACCAGAGTTTAAGAAGAATAGTTCTGTTTATTATGACTATGTTGTTGAAGACGGCGAAACACCAGAGATTGTTGCAGCTAAAGTTTATGGTTCATCAGAGAAACATTGGGTTGTTATGAACCTTAATGATATTGTTGACCCAATGTATGATTGGCCGCTAACACAGAGAAACATTATCAAATACATTGAAGCTAAATATTCTGCCAATGCAGCTGTTGGCCAAAGTGGTTACGAATGGGCAGTAGAGAATACACATTCATATTATCGAATTGAAACACAAACAGAACCGGTTTCTGGTGAATCAACAGTAATAAAAAAAGAAATTGATTCTGCAACATATGCTAATGTGGTAACATCTTCAACATCATACACTTTACCAGATAACAATTCAATAACAATTGATATCAGTAAAGAGTTTAAGACGTATTATGAATATGAGGTTGAAGCCAATGATGCTAAAAGAACAATTAAAATTCTAAAACCTGAACTTGTTGATGTTGTTGAAAAAGAATTTAAACGAGTGATTGCTGACACTATCTTATGAGTGAAAATAAGTTGCTACAACCTACAGATTACAATATTGAGAGATTGGATCTGGTAACAAAATTTGGTTCAGTTGATTTACGGGGTATGTTTGAAGAAATTAACCTCTATGATAGCATGCTGACTCCATGTGCATCGGGCAATATGTTGATTGTTGATGCCATTGGCTTGTCACAGAAATTGTTACTGGACGGAACAGAATATATGTTGGTTGAGATTAATAAAGGTGATGGGTTATTTCCAATAAAAAGAAAGTACCGTGTTCATAGCCAAACTGATAGGAAGGCTATGAACCAAACTAGTGAGAGTTATATTCTAAAGTTTTCTTCCGAAGAATTGATATTTTCAGAACAACAAAGAGTCAGTCATTATTATGAAGGCACATATACTGAAATTATTTTGGCTATCATTAGGGATTATTTAAAACCTGATAATATAACATTAACTGGTGTTTATGACGCTTCAAATGGTTTGAATAAGGTAGTCATACCAAACTTAAAACCATTTGATGCTATTCAATGGTGTGTCAAAAGAGCTTTAAATAATAATTCTAAACCAAATTTCATGTTCTTTCAAAACAATGATGGTTACAATTTAAGCACATTAGATACAATTATGTCTAGTGAACCACTTTTAAATTTGACGTTCTCTGTTAAAAACTTGCCCGATGGAACATTAAATGAAGAAATGATTGGCGTTAGACACATGCAAGTAATGACACAATCTGACTTCATAAAAAATACTAGAGCTGGTGTATATTCTGGTAGTGTTGTTGGTTTTGATCCAGTAACTAGAACGTTGAAGAAGACAAGTTACACCTTCAATGATATATACGAAGGTTCGGCTCATGCTAATCGAAATAGAATTGTAGCAAAATCTCAAACCAAATATGGCAATAGTAACTATGATATGGATAACTCCAGAAAAATATTTTATTTGGATACAACTGAGCGACAAACTACTGCATACATTAATGAAAATGATCCAGAGCCTTTGCAGAATCAAGACACTCCTCAACAATACATTTTTCAACGAGAATCAATTCTGCAAAATTTTGTGAGTCAACGATTAAGACTGGTTATTCCTGGTAACTTTGCGGTAACATCTGGAAAAACATTGTATCTAAATGTACCACGTAGAGGTTTTGATTCAGATGATACAGATAATTTTGATATTACGTTAAAGGGCAAATACGCTATTTTGGCTACAAGACATATGATACGACATAATAGGTTTGAAACCATTGTGGAAGCGGTAACAGATTCAACTGAAAGACCTGAATTTACTGCAAATCAGCAGGAGATGGATAAACAAATGGAATCGTTTAAGTAATGAAAACAGAATATAAACAACACCAAGGTATGTACCATGGTATCATTGAAGATATTGATGACCCATTAAAACTACATCGTTTGAGGGTCAGAGTTATTGAGGTACATGATTACGATAAACAAAGAATCCCAACTACAACGTTGCCGTGGTTTCAGCCATTATTTGCAGTAAACAATTCTGATAAAGCCTCTGCACCTAAACTTGGTGATTGGGTTTTGGTGTATTTTCCTGATCCTGATTCTGCACAATTCGGTTATGTGATGGGTGTAATTCCTGGTATTGTATCTGAAGAAGAAGTGCCAGAACTTGTGGTAACAGCAAAAAGACCAGTTAAACCGGCCGGTGATCCAGCGGGAAATGTAGGTTATCCCTCAACTGCACCAACAGGTAGAAGTGTTGTCACGGGCACTGGTGTTGATAGAACAAATAAAAAATTGATTCACGTTTGTGATATCACACATGAGACAGACCGTGTTGTCAATGCTGTAACAAGACAATTTAGTGAAGTTGTTGCTGCAATCAAACAAGCGATTGCAACTTTATTGAAAAGCCTTGGCGCTACAGATAGGTCTGGCGAAGTTTTGAAACTCACAGAGATTGCTAAAAATATTGCAAGAGAAATAAAAAAAGTTGTTAAGTTTATTAAAGATATCAATGAAACAATTGCTGGTTATTTGAGAATTGTTGCACAAATCAAAGCAATGATTACATACATTTTAAATTTACCTGCAAAATTATTAGCTGAGTTTCAACAATGCTTGGCTAACTTATACAAGTCATTACTTGCTGGCTTTACATCTGGTTTTGCTGAAATTGGTTTAGTTTCTGATATACAGGAATTGGCCACTGCTATTAATGAAGTTGGTACTGAAATTGCCGAAGTTGCAAAACAAGGTGCCATTTTGGCCAGTACACCACAACAATTAGGTGCAGTTCTTGTGGCACCATCAAGTGCGGCCGACATTAAAGCATCTGAAACTGCTTTCACAAATTACATGGCATCACCTACAGCATACAGTTCATTGGTGCCATCTACATCGTCTTTGACAGCATCAACAGAAGCAACAGCTATTTCTAATGCTAATATTACAGACTCAACTAATGCGAAACTGGCTTAAATAATATGGCAATCACTAATGAATATTCTCCACCAGATTATAGTTGGAGACAAAGAGAATCTGAGGCCTCGGTAGAAAATCCTCCAAAGTATCCTGACAATAACGTTACACAAACAAAATCAGGACACTTATTTGAATTGGATGATACATTTGACCGTGAACGTATCCGTATTCACCACAGAACAGGCACATTCATTGAAATGCATTCGAATGGTGACGAGACACATAAAATTGAAGGTGATGGTTACGAAATCATTGCAGGCAACAAATATGTTCACATTACTGGATTCTGTAACATCACTATTGAAGGTGATGCTATTGTCAATGTTAAGGGCAATAAAACAGAATTGATTGAAGGTGATTTGAAACAAGTTGTCAAAGGCGATTACACTCAGGTCGTTAAGGGAGAATCGAGAATTTTATCTGATGGTGATATGACTGTTGGATGTGGTTCTGACTTTCTTGGTTCTCTGAGGTTAGTTACTGGTGACCACATGAGACTTGAAGGTGACTTGTCTGTTAATGGTGGTATTTCTGCTACTAACATTACGAGTGAGAATTGGGTTGCCGCAGGTCTTGGTGTTAACGCAGGACCTGCTGGTTTTGTTTCTCTACTTGGTGGTTTAGCTGTAGGTTTTCCAATTGCTAGTCCAGGTTCTGTGACTGCTGCTTTGGAAGTAAAAGCACCACTTGGTTCATTCGGTACAATGTCAGCAGTATTGATGACGGATATGATTAACACTAAAATATTTGACACACATATCCACATGGCTAAAGGCCCAACTTCTCCACCAATTTCTGGTCCAATGATTTAAGGATTATATTATGCCTTCTTTGTTTTCCCGATTAAATTATAATTTTACAGATACTAATTCAGTTATTAGTGAGTTGTCGACCGAGGTGAAAACCACATTGGATTCTATGCCAAAAATGTTGACACCTTGGCAAGCTGCAGATATGGCTAATAATAATATTGGTGGATACTTTATTAACCCATGTGCTAATGTCACAAGTAACATTTGGAGTGTATCCAATAATTTGGTGAATGTTGCGAACTCACTACAAGGTTCTGGTAACTTGACAGGTCTTTGGACTCAAATTCGTAGCACGTTTGGTTACATCAGTAATAGTGCAACAGGTAATACACAAGCTGGTGACTTTCTTGCTCACACGAATCGTATATCTGGTGTAACTTCTATAACAATATCATCTGACCAAGGTGTGGCTAACTTACC